GGAGTTATTATTGTCAATGGTATTAACGAATTAGAAGTTGATACTAACGATGATGGAGTGTCTAATACTGGATGTTCAACAGTTACTTTTGTTGATGGCTCTGCTATCAAGGGTGACTTTATTGACATTTGGTGTGATGGTAGTAATTACTACGTATCAGGACAAACAAAAGCTGATGGAGGCATAACTGCCACATAAACCAAAACAATAAGGTTTAATAGTCTTGTAGAACTATGGAGTGGGTCGTATAAAGGGCTCACTCCAAATCTACTAAAAATTTTATAACATTTAAATTGGAGAAAATATGACAGTATCTACTAAAACTTTTATTCATGATGCTAATCCAGGTACTGCAGGTCAAGCTGCAGATGTAAAAGCCTACATAGATGGAATTACGTTAGGGGGAGACAAGCACTTGCAGGTAACTACCTGTGCTCTTAATGGCGACAGAGTTTTAACATTAGTTGTAGCTCAAACTGCATAATGGCTAAGAAAAATTTTAAACCGCATATGATGTATAAAAATGGCAAAGCTGTAAAAGCTGATACCTATGAAAAACATATAGCATATGGTAAACAAGGTTATACTCATACAAAAAAACAACAAGGTGGTTACATTAGTGGACCTTCACATGCTCAAGGAGGAGTGCCTATTGAGGTTGAAGGTGGAGAATATGTAATCAGAAAAAGTTCAGTCAATCCACAGACGGAGGCTGCTTTGGAATATATTAACAAATTTGGTAAATTACCAGTGCAGGATGCACGACAAAGAGGAGGAAAAAATGCCAAACGTAAAGAAAAATAGAAACGCAGGGGGAATGAAATTTCCTAGCACAAAAGAAGGAATGGCTCAAGCAAAGCAATATTCCATGCAATCTGGCGGAAAGGTTGAGTTAGATAAAATGGAAATGGGCGGAATGATTAAAGAATATTTACATGGTGGAATGGTTCACAGTCCAATGATGTCACCAATGATGCAAGGCGGAATGTCTTACAAGAAAGGTGGCAAAGTAGAAATGGATAAAATGATGGGCGGTGGAAAAATACATTATGGTAAAAAGAAGATGCCTCATGGTGGTAAAGTCCATGGTAAGAAAAAAATGGGCGGTGGCGGAATGGTATACGGAAAGAAAAAGAAGTAATGGCAATATTCGTATACGATAATAATAAAGGAAAAGTTGTTGAAGTTGAGCACGCTCCTGTTAGATTAAATAATACAAAAGACCATGTCAATATGAGAACTACTTGGAGTAGTCAAACCAAGATAGAGTTTTCATCAAAGACAATGGCTCAAGATATAGCTGACAGGAGAAATGGCTAGTGGAAACATTTTCTAATCAAGTTGATGCGTTAACAGGATTTAGCACTACAGACAATGATGCGTTAAGTGATTGGTTGACTTCTGGTGCTCGTGAAATAATCAACATGATGCCCAGAGATTTAAAGAAAAAATGCACTACAGAAACCACATTAAATAATTCTGCTACAACCATGGATATGGATGGAGTGGGAGAAATTTTGTACGTAAATAGACTTTCTGCTGATACTGGAGGAAGCAGGATTCCATGTAGAGAAGTATCATCAATGTATGGAGAGTTGTCAAATGATGATAATAGTATTTATAAAGCAAGCGAAACAGACCCTGTATATTGGATTTTAAGCTCTGGAGATGCTGCAATACTAAATGTTATACCAACACCTACAGCAAATCAAACAGCAATTGTATATCATGTAGGTTATCCTACAATAGCTCATGGAGATGGAGCATCTGGTATTCCAAATTTTCCTGATGAATTAGAATATCTTGTAGTTTTATATGCTGCAATAAAAGCATTAGAGGCACGAGCAATACTTGAAGAAGACCCAGAACTATATTTACCATTAATACAAAATTTAAAACAAGATTATACGCAAGGATTACAACTTTCTGGAGTAATTGCTTCACAAGGAGCTAAATAATGACAGTTAAAAATATTATTGAACAAGCAGAAAAAATGTTTGGAAGACAGCCAGAACAATATATGTTTCAATTAATTAATGATGCATTAGATGCGATAGCTGCAGAAAAACAACACAACACAAAAGAAAAAATAGTTGATTTAAAAGTAAAGCAAAGATGGTATACATTAGATGATGATGTAATTGATATTACACGTGTTGAAGTTAAAGATACAGATGGTAGATACGTAATGATACCAAAACTTGCAGACCCACACAAATTATTAAGAGGTGATACTGATGAGGCAGATGACTCACTTGTATAGGAGAATATATGGCCAATAGAAACTTTCCAAATGATTATTATGCATGGTACAATGACGATTCAAGGCTTGGTATTTTATCAAAAACAACTACATCAGACACAACTACATCAAGAGAGTTGTATGACACATTCCAAGGAACTGGTGATTTAAATGGAAGTATAACAGCCTCTAGTACTGGAGCTGGTTCTACTGTTGTTTTTACATCGGCCTCACATGGACTTGCTGTTGGAGATAGAATATCTATTACAGGAACAACTACTTATGATGGCAATCATGCAGTTACAGCAAAAGACACAAATACATTTACAATTTCTGCGACAAACAGTACTTCTGATGAAGGAGCTTCTGACAACTCAGTCCAATTTACATCTTTATTTGTTGATAATGGATTAAGATATACTTATCGTGCAAAGTATACAGCAATAACATCACAAATAGATGGGTCACAATTACCTGTTGATTTAAAAACAGCATCAGGATTAGATAGTGGCTTACACCCCATGGTTCTTTGTTATGTAAAAGCAAGATTATTTGAAGATGCAGGAGACATTGAAAGAGCATCATATTACAGAAGAATGTTTGAATCTGGAGTCCATAAGTATCCATTACGTAAATCTGGCGTTAGAGCACTAGCTGTGCCACGAATATGATAAAAGATAGACTGCAAGAAGAAGTTCAGGCATACAATGCATTGAATGAACAAAAAAAAGAATTAGAGTTAAAGCTTGGTGGCATCAGTAAAGAAATGTTAAAGATACTTGGCAAGATAGAACTGCTAGAAGATTTGGAGAAAAACAATGATAAGTAAAAACGCAAAAGACAGAAGAAACCCTAGCTATAAAAAAGGTGGCAAGGTAAAGTCTAAAGTAAATGAGGCTGGTAATTATACAAAGCCTGGAATGAGAAAGCGTTTATTTCAATCAATCAAGGCTGGCTCAAAAGGTGGCCCTGCAGGTGTTTGGAGTGCTAGAAAAGCACAGATGCTTGCAAAAAGATATAAAGAAAAAGGAGGAGGGTACACATCGTGAAACTTTCAAAAAAACAAAAAAAGATTGCAAAAGCTGCAGCACCTTTCAACAAAATTACAGGAGCTGATTTCAAAGCATTGCGTCAAAATGATGCAAGAGAGCGTAGTTCACGCATACAGTAATGGCTCTTAAAAAATCACAAAAATCTTTAAATAAATGGACTGGTGAAGATTGGGATTATGTCAGTGCAAAAGATAGACGTAAACCTAAATCAGAACGTGGTAGATATTTACCTAAGTCTGTAAGAGAAAGTCTTACACCAGCACAAAAAGCTTCTGAAAACAGAAAGAAGCGTAAAGCTACAAAATCTGGTAAAACACATGCAAAATATGGTAAGGCTGTATTATCAAAGATGAGAAATCGTTAATGCAAAAAAAAGATGCAAGATTAAGACGTGCTGGAGTATCAGGCTATAACAAGCCTAAGCGTACTCCTGGACATCCAAAAAAATCACATATTGTTGTAGCAAAAGAAGGTGATAAAGTTAAAACAATACGATTTGGTCAGCAAGGAGTAAAGACAGCAGGTAAGCCTAAAAAAGGCGAATCACAGAAACAAAAAAATAGACGCAAGTCATTCAAAGCAAGACATGCAAAAAACATTGCTAAAGGCAAAATGTCTGCAGCATATTGGGCTAATAGAGTTAAATGGTAGAAACAATGAAAACAAATTTAGTTGCAGTCACAGGTATAAGTGTTACCTGGATTGAATGGCTTCCAGTTACAGTTAGGGTACTGGTTGGACTTGCATCATTTGTATACATCTGTGTAAAGATAAAAAACGAACTTAAAAAATAGGTTTATATGAAAAAAGATAAAGGTGTTGTAAAACGAGTATTCGTTACACCAGATAAACACTTTCCACTAGCGGATAAAAAAGCAATAAGCGTAGTTAGGAAAGCAATAGAAATAGTAAAGCCTGATGCATACATAGACATAGGCGATGTTGGTGAATGGCATGGATGCTCTCACTGGCAATGGGCAAAGAAAAAAAGGCCACCATTAGAATATCAGTTGCCTTTTATTGACAAAGACGTAAAAGATGTAAATGCAGGAATGGACTTAATTGATGAGTCTTTAGATAAAGCAAACTGCAAAGAAAAATATATGATTGAGGGTAATCATGACGACTGGATGAACAAGTTTGTTAATGAAAATCCATACTTAACACAATATAGGTTTAACGAATGCGTAAAATTAAAAGAAAGAGGATACAAATATTACAAGGCTGGAAAGTATTTAAAGATTGGAAAGCTACACTTTTACCATGGCCATCACTTTGCGGGTGTTCATCATACAAGGAATCATCTAATACGACTGGGAGCGAATGTAATGTATGGTCATCATCACGATATCCAACAGTCGTCAATGACTCACATAGATGGACCCAAGTCAGCATGGAGCATTGGTTGTTTGAAAGACATGAGCGATGAAGAGAATGAGTGGCTTGGAGGCAGACGTATTAACTGGTCACATGCATTCGCCATCGTTGATTTTTACACTAGGGGTCATTTTACAGTACATGTTATACAGATAATTCAAGGTAGAACATCATTGTGGGGTGAACTAATAAATGGATAATTATGGAAGAGCAATTACAAAAACAAGCGGAAGGTATCTTAGGGAACTGGGTATGGTTATTTGTATCTGGAGTTGCTCTTTTATTATTTAAATCCACAATAGAAACTGTGGTTGAAGGCTTAAAGGTCTTCATGGGGAAAGATTTAAATACGGATGATGTTGTTGTTCTTGATGGCAGACCAGCACGATGTATACGAGTAGGAATATGGAAGACAACATTTTTTGCGTATGATATAGGAATGGCAGAAGGAAAGCCTTATGTCAAAGGTGGTACAAAGATACAAATACAGAATGATAAGCTGAAAGACCACGTAATTGAAAGGCCATTACAGATGCTTGATTTAAGCAAGTGGGAGGAAAGATAGTATGGGGACGTGATTATGATTATGATGGCTGTAGGGCTAGGTATATTTCTTGAAAACTATGAAAGTAAAAATCCATGTCCAAGTCATTGCATGATTAATCATGAACATATTATAAGTAAAGATGCTGCAGAAGATAGTGATAGATAAAGTAATTCAGCTTGTTGCAAAAAAATTTAAGATAAATAAAATCTTAGATTATGTTGAAAAACCTAATGAGCTTGATGTAAAAGTTGATAGCATAGAAACCACTTTGCTTCAGCATGGTAGGTTAATAGAATTTTTAATTAGAGACTCGCACCCAAAAAGAGATTTTGTGGAATGTGAGAAATGTAAGAAACCAATCAAGGAGAAAGAATGAAGAATGTAGTAGCAATCATAGTAAAAAACTTGTTTAGCGAAAAAGTGCTGAAAGAAGTTTTTGTTAAAGTTGGAGA